AATAAATAATGATGTAGTTAAAAACCACTTAGATGATGATACGGAATTGTTATTGTTTTGTAATAATGATATAGAGTTAATAAATGACTGTGTATCAGAAATGGTAAATTTATATCTACGTAATAAAAAAACTTGTGGTACTATTGGTGCTAGATTGTATTTTAAAGACAACACAATTCAACACGCTGGTATAGACTTAATGGGTATGGTGAATAAAGATAACCAATTTGGTCTTAGAATAGGTCATGTTGGTTTTAAAAGTGAGTATAACTATCCAACAACAGACCAAGTAGATACCTTAGGTAATACAGCAGCTTTACAAATGATATCAAAAGAATTATTTTTTAAATTAGATTGTTTTCCTGAATATTATGTTGATTCCTTATCAGATGTTGAGTTCAATCTTAAGTGTATTTTATGGAATAAAAAAAATTGTTTCGCTAATAACGCTGTAGCTTACCACTTTGAGAGTCAGACTAGAGAAGTGGATGGTCAAATAAAACAGGAAGACTATATTAGAGCTACTAATTACGTCAGAAATAACAGTAAGTTATTAAAAAAATTAAAACTAATTCAAGTATGAAAATAGGTGTATCATATAATGTATTTGATGGTGAAGAACTTTTAGAGGGTTCTATAAAATGTATACGTGAAGAGGTTGATTATATATCCGTAGTATACCAAACTGTATCTAATTTTGGTAATCCTTGTGATGAAGGTTTGGTTCCATTATTAGAAGATTTAAAAAATAGGGGTTTAGTTGATGAAATATTCGAATATAGACCTAAGGTAAATAAAGGTGGTCATCATAACGAAATTACTAAAAGAAATATTGGTGTGTCTCTATCTTTAGGTGAAGGTTGTACACATCATATGTCTATGGATTCTGATGAATATTATTTATTAGACGAGTTTAAATATATGAAAAAGGTGGTTTTAGAAGGTAATTACGATTCCTCAGCTTGTCAATTACAAACATATTACAAAGAACCTTCATATAGGTTAGACCCACCTGAGGATTATTACGTATCTTTATTATATAAAATAGATAACAACTCTGAATATAAGATGGGTAGTAGATTACCAGTCTTGGTCGACCCGACTAGGTGTATGGAACCTGGTAATTGTAAAGTTTTTAAACGGGATGAGATAGAAATGCATCATCTTAGTTATATAAGGAAAGATATAAGAAAAAAACTACAAAATTCTTCAGCTGTTGTTAACTTTAGAGATAGGGTTGGTAGATTAGTGGATTACCACAATAAATGGGAATATCCGAAACAAGCTTTAATGGCTGGTGCACCTGATAAATTCTACAATATCGTAGAGGTAGAGAGAAAATTTGATATTAAGATATGAAAACAGTTATAACAGTTACAGGAATTAGACCGGACTTCATTAGAATGTCTGAGATTTTTAAGAAACTAGATGAAAACTTTAACCACATATTAATACACTCAGGGCAACACTTCGATAGATTATTGTCCGATGTTTTTTTTGAAGAATTAGATATTAGGGAACCTGATTATAATTTAGAAGTGGGTGGTCCATGTAAGGAACATTTCCACCAAACATCTGACCTATCAGTCAAATTAATAGAACTCATACGTTCTGAGAATTTAAATCCTGATATTATAATTTTCTTAGGTGACTCAAATTCGGTAACATGTGCTGTTGACCTAAAAAAAGAAGGTTACAAAATTGGTCATATAGAAGCTGGTATGAGGTCTTATGATAGACGTATGTTAGAAGAAATTAATAGGGTGGTTTGTGACCATTGTAGTGATTACTTATTTGTTTATCATGATAACTACAAACAAAAAGCTTTAAGAGAGGGTATATCTGAAGAAAATGTTTTTGTTGTTGGTAACACAATAGTCGAGGTGGTTAATAAATTAGGGTATAATGGACCTAAAAAAAAGGACACAGTGTTACTAGATATACATAGACCCGAAAATTTTAAATACGAAAATAGATTACGTAACATCATTCTATACGCTAATAAAGTTATAAAGGATTATAATGTTAAAGTTAAAATGTTAGGGTTTGGTAGAACCTTACAGAAAATAGATGAGTTTGGTATTGATTTAGGTGACATTGATGTTGTAGATTTAATGTCCTTCAAAGAATACACGAAGGAAGTTTATAACTCAAGATTTATAATATCTGATTCAGGTACAGCTCAAGAAGAACCAGCTTTATTAGGTACACCTGTTATAGTACCTCGTGATTACACTGAAAGACCTGAGTCTGTTGAGAATAATTGTTCTATTATGTTAGATGTTAATGGTACTGATTGGTCCACAACTGAGTCTTGGTTGGCTGTAAATTGTAGTAAAGTTGACACTAAATGGTTGGGTGATGGTACTACATCGGAAAAAATTATAGAAATACTAAAAGAAAAGTTATGATATCAATAGTCACAGGGTACTACAACAGATTAGATTTATTCCTTAATACATTAAGGACGATTAGTAAATCGGAAGTTAAAGATATTGAGGTTATAGCTGTAGATGACGGTAGTTCCGAAGAACATAGATTAGAGGATTTAATTGAAGTCTTCCCTTTCTTAAAGGTTATTAGAGTAGAACCTGAAGATAAGTGGTGGGTTAATCCTTGTGTGACCTTTAACAAGGGATTTAAAGAGGCTAATGGTGACATCATTGTTATACAAAACCCAGAATGTAAACACATGGGTGATGTCCTAACAGAGGCATCCAAAATTAAAGAAGGTGAATATATTAGTTTCGCCTGTTACTCTATAGACGAAGACACAACTTACGGTAAAAACTTAATTATAAACAACAGACCAGCTAGTCACGATGGTGATAATGCTTGGTATAACCATAGTGTGTTTAGACCTGTTGGTTACCACTTTTGTGCTGTTATCACAAAGAAAGATTTAGATGAACTAGGTGGTTTTGATGAAAGGTACGCTTATGGTATTGGGTATGATGATAATGAATTCCTACATCGAGTGAAGAAAAAATTAAATTTTAGAATCGTAGACAACCCATTCGTAATACACCAATGGCATAAAAGTGTGAATTATAGTCATTTAGACACTAACAATTTATTGGAGAAAAACCGAAATTTATTGAACGGTGTAACGTTAAAAGAAAATACTTGGCAGGTAAATCGTTTATAACCTACAAATAATCACTTTAACAATTATTATTGTCTAAAAGAAAAGAAAAAATGAAGATATTCGATTGTTTTAAATTCTTTAATGAATTAGAATTACTAGAACTTAGACTTATGGAACTATACGATACAGTAGATTATTTCGTATTAGTTGAAGCTAACAAAACACACACAGGTAACGATAAGGAGTATATATTCGAACAAAATAAATACATGTTCGAGGAGTACATGGATAAAATTATCCACATTAAAGTAGACGACCTACCTGGGTACTCAAAAAACGATAATTCCAAACCCGAAGGAGGTATTTGGCAATCTGAAAATTTTCAAAGAAATTGTATTATGAGAGGGTTGGTTGACCATGCTGAACATGGTGATAAAATTATTGTGTCGGACTTAGATGAAATACCGAATACAGACACTATTAAAGCCCATGTAAATAACCCAAACCTTGTCACATTTAGACAGGAATTATTTTACTACTATGTGAATTGTAAACAAAACTGTCATTGGGATGGTCCTATTATGGCGACTTATGGTACCTTTAATTCACCACAACAATTAAGAAATTTAGCTAGAGGAGCTCGTAATGTAGTACCTAATGGAGGTTGGCATTATAGTTTTATGGGTGGACCTGAACGTGTAAGATTTAAAGTAGAAAACATAGCCGAATCACATTATATAATTGATAATGTAGGTTCTGTTGATGAAATAAAGGAAAAAATGGAAAATCAAACAGATTTATGGAATAGAACTGAGGGATATGCACAAAAAAAGATTGTAGATATCTCTAATAACAAACCTAAGATGTTAGATAAATTTTTAGAAAAATATCCACATTTTATTTTCAAAAAAGAAGAAACAATTTGATGAATAAACGTGTAGAAGTTGTTGCATTAATATTCAAATCCCTAGACTATTTGGAATTAATATACGATGAATTAAAAAGTGATAAATGTGTTGTTGACGGTTGGGAAGTTGGTGTTAGAATTGTGGCTAATGACGCCACTGAACCTATATTAAAGAGATTGAAAGAATTAGATATACCTTATTCCATATATAACGACCCAAAACCTGACGATTATTACCTAAATAGGGTATATAGATGTTGGAACTACGCGGGTGAGTCTAGTGAATACGAAAATATCTGTTTTGTAAACTCTGACATGGTTTTCAGTGAGAAATGGTTAGATAACCTATTAAAACACCATGACGGCACAAACATACCCACCTCTAGATTAGTGGAGAGTGGAAAAATGAGAAGTGGAACACATGGGGTATCACATAACTGTGGTAGACACCCCAAACACATCCATAGAGATGTATGGAATCAGGTAGTAAATCAGTTGAGTACGGACGAAGTTCATGAAGGGGGGTTATTCATGCCTTGTATACTTGAAAAATCTAGGTTCCTGGAGAGTGGAAAATACCCTGAAGGAAACATATATAAAGACGGTATAGGAACTCTACATCCACACGGTACTATACAAAGTGGTGACGACTGGTACTTTAAGAAATTGGAGAATGAGTATGGTATGAAACACATAACAATATTTGATTCACTAGTGTATCACATACAAGAAGGAGAAAAAGATAGTTAATGGGTTTAACAGATATAAACACGAAAAAGGGATGGTTAGTTAACGATACATTGACTTGTATACCAGGTACTAAGACATTTTGGCATGACCTATTAGATAATGTTGTAGGTTTAGAAGATAAGTGTGGTGGATACACACCTTTTAACGTTTTACCTAATAAAATAGTGGAATATAGTAGGAATGAGGGTTCACCTGATTATATAATTAGGAACGCTTCGTTCTTTAATCCGATTAGATTAAACGTACCCACTATATCACTTTTACAAGACTTAGGTCATGGTAGAATGGATGTATGTAATTCATCCACCGTGGTAGTCTTCAACTCACCATACACAAAAGCTCATTACCCCAATATACAAACAAGAACAGAAACTATACCATTAGGTGTAGATTTCAACTTTTTCAAACCAACAGAGAGTTACCAAGAGGAATTATCTATATTAGATAATTCAATATTGTTTATTGGTTCAGCCACTAACCACCCAAAAGGTTTTAATGTGGTTATGGATTTAATAAATAACACAGATTACAATTTTTGTTTAGTAATGAAAGACGATTTTCAAATAGACCACCCAAGGGTTAAGGTATTCAATAAAATAGGTCATGATACATTATTAAAAGTTATAAACTCATGTTCTATGTTAATTTGTACCTCGACAGTTGAAACTCAACATTTATCTGGGTTAGAGGCCGCGGCTTGTGATTTACCATTGGTAGTAACTAATGTGGGTGTTTATTATGATAAGACAGACGGGAAGTGGGGTGTTAAAGTTTTGGATGGGGATTTTGTTTCAAAAATTGAGTATGTTATGTCAAACAAAGGTTCATTCTCACCTAGAAAATTTTTTTTAGAACGTGGATATGATAAGAAAGATTGTATGGATAAATGGAAAGAATTAGTTGCTAGTTTATGAAATACTCCTGTTTTATAATCGGGACCACAATCGAACATAGGGTAGATAATCTTATAGAGACCATGGGTAGTATCGATAAAGAGAATTTCGATTTCGAGTCTAAAATACTATCTATTGATGATTTTGGTGGGGGGTTACCTGATAAGTTAAAAAAATACACAGACAATAACGATTGGTTGGTTGTCATCGGTCCAGCTAATGGGATGGTGAATAATCAAGTAAGAGCTTTAGAAAACATTAATACCGAATGGGTGTTATATTGTGAGGATGACGTATTAGTTGAAAAGTTACCAACCAAAGAACAATTAAATGAACTACATAATAAGGTGAATAACATTGGTTTGGTTTCACTTACGGGTGGTGGTTATCATATAAGACAACCTGAGATAGTTTTAGATAACATAAAGAACCCTGATAATCATATTATAGTTGGTGAGAATGAAACTTTTTGGTATAGGGACCCGAACCTTAATAACGGATGGTTCTTTGAATTCCCTAGTTTATTCATTAAAACAGATATTTTTAAAACTTGTATAAACAAGTCACTAACTAGTTTTAGAGGGATACAAATCGAACAGTCATACACCAAAAGTTATTTCAGTTTAGGATACCATGAGAGGTATAAAAGGTACACTTGGGTTAGGGATATAAATAAACATTTAGATTTTAATAAACCAATAGGTGAGATATTAGGTGACGTATGTGATACGTTAGTTTACATTAAACATAACAGAAATAACTATTTACCTTCCGTAGGTAGTGGTTATAATATATGATTATGAATAAATTAGGATACTCAGGATTCAAATACAACCACTCCGATTTAGTAGCGGAAGTAGTTAAACAATTAAATTGTAGTACATATCTAGAACTAGGTGTGTATGATGGTGCGACACTATCAAAAGTTAACGGATTTGTTGATAGACTTATCTCGGTTGACATCAAAGACCTAAGAAAACAAAAAATAGGTGAATTTCATTTAATGACCACGGATACTTTTTTTGAGACATTTACTGATAAGGTGGATGTTGTTTTTATTGATGCTGACCATAACTTTGAGTCTGTTAAAAAGGATTTCAAAAATTCAATAAACCTACTTAATCCGTTAGGTATGATAATATTACACGACACCGACCCAATCGAGGAGAAGTATCTCGATTTTGGGTATTGTGGTGATTCGTATAAAATGAATTCTTGGATTAGAAAAAATTACCCTGAATTAGATGTTATGACTTTACCAATAACCGAGGCAGGTCTGACACTAGTTAAAAGAAGGGATGATAATAGAGTAAACAATTATTTAAAAAATGAGTAAAAAAGTTTTAGTATGTGGTGGGTCTGGTTACATCGGTGGACTTACATGTGATTATCTGTTAGAAGCAGGTTTCAGTGTTACGGTGTATGATAATCTATTATATGAAAATAGATATCTTAAAGAAATCCCATTCATCAATGGTGATATAAGAGATACAGAAAAATTACACGAAGTTTCTAAGGGTTTTGATGTAATTGTTTTAATGGCAGCGTTAGTTGGTGACCCAGCTTGTAGTGTCGACCATAAATTAACGGAAGAAATTAACTACAAAGCGATTAAAGACTTTTGTGAAGTTGTTTCCCCTGATAAACATTTAGTATTTATGTCTACGTGTTCCGTATATGGAGCTCAAGATGGTATATTGAATGAGAGTAGTGATACAAACCCTTTATCATCTTACGCAACCACAAAATTACAAGCAGAAAAACACATCCTAGATTTAGGTGGTACGGTTTTTAGACTAGGAACCGTGTTTGGTTTAGGTGACACCTACTCTAGACTTAGAATGGATTTAGTAGTCAACGTATTAACAATGAAAGCTATTAAGTACGGTGAAATCACTATTAATGGTGGTGAACAATGGAGACCTATTATCGCTGTTAAAGATATTGCTGGATATGTTACTGAAGCTTGTGAAAAAGAACATGAAGGAGTCTATGTTTTATCATTAGAAAACGTTATTATTAAAGAGTTAGGTGAAAGGGTCGCTAGTATGATACCAAACACTAAAATCAATTATACTGAGATATCCTTCCAAGACGCTAGAAACTATAGAGTAGACAACTCTAAATCTTTAGAAGTTTTCGATTATAAATCTAAAGTAACTGTTGAGGAAGAAGTTATTAGAATGATTGATATGTTTAAGGATGGTCGTGTTAAAGACCCTGAAGATAAAGTTTACCATAATGGAGCTTACCTAACTAATAAAAAAGAAAATAAAGAATTAGTTTAATGGAAGAAACAAAAGTTTTAAACGGTGGACTAGCTGTTGACGATAGAGGTTCTGTTAGTTTCGTTAACGACTTCAATTTTGAAGGTGTTAAGAGATTTTATCAAGTGGAAAACCACAGAAGAGGTTTTATTAGAGCATGGCATGGTCACAAAAAAGAAGGTAAATATGTTTACGTAACTAGTGGTTCAGCCTTAGTTGGGGTTGTAGACATGGAGACCGAAGAAATTAAGAAATTCGTACTAAGTAGTAAATCACCTAAAATCTTATGGATACCACCAGGTAACTATAACGGTTTTAAATCATTAGAAGAAGATACTAAAATCATGTTTTTCTCTACAACCACTTTAGAGGAAAGTTTAGGTGATGACATTAGACAAGAATACGATAAGTGGGATATTTGGCAAGAAGATTATAGATAATATGAGAGAACAAAAAATATTTGTATTTGGGAAATCAGGTATGTTGGGGCGTTATGTCTACACATATCTTAAAGAAAAAGGTTATAATGTTGTTGGTGTTGGTAGAACCGATGTAGACGCTTCAAACTACTCAACAATGTTACATAAGTATGTAGAAAATAACATGTCAGAAGGTGACGTTGTTGTTAACTGTATGGGTACTATTAAACCTAGAGTAGATGAATTAGGTGACATTAACGCTATCAAAGTCAATTCACTATTCCCTAGAGAACTAGCTAACCTTTGTGAACAATACGGTGTTAAATTAATACACCCAACAACTGACTGTGTTTATACAGGTTCTAAGGGTGATTATAACGAGAATGACCCTTATGATGTGTCTGATGTATACGGTATGACTAAAGCTTTAGGTGAACCTTCTAACTGTACTGTAGTTAGAACATCTATTATAGGTGAAGAAGTTGGTCAGGGTCGTTCATTAGTCGAATGGGTTAAAGGTAATAAAGGTGGTAACACTAATGGTTATTTAAATCATTATTGGAACGGTGTAACTTGTTTACAATTCGGTAAAATAGTTGAAACAATGATTGAGAAGGATTTGTTTTGGTCAGGTATCAAGCACTTACACTCTAATAAGGTTGATAAGTACGAATTATCATCGATGATTAATAATCATTTTAATTTAGGTATCACTATCACACCTGTGGAAGTTCCTACATCAGTAGATAGGTCTATGACCACAATCCACGAAGATAACTTAAAAGAATTTAATATCCCTGATTTAGATACGCAGATTAAAGAAATGTATGAATTTCATGATGTACTTTTTAACGAGGTACCAGTAAATTAATCATATGAGTAAAAATAGAAGAAGAAACAAACAACTCACGGAAGATGAGTTGAGGGAGATTGAGGAATTTGTTTACAGTAAAAACGCTGAAGAAGACAAATTCTTAAAATCGATGACCGTCAATACTAAATGTAAAAACGAAAACCAAAAATTATTAGTTAAATCTATTAAAGAAAATGAGATAACAATAGTTTCTGGATTACCTGGTACAGGTAAGACTTATATCGCTTGTGCTGAAGCACTTAAATTAGTCAAAACTAGACCTAAATATAAAAAGGTTTTATTGGTTAAATCGGTGACACAGTTACCAGGTGAAGAATTAGGGTTTTTACCAGGGGATTTACATGAAAAATTAGACCCATACATGATTTCATTCATTGATAACTTTGAAAAAATCATTGGTGAGTCTTTAACTAGGAAATTACGTGAATTAGGTATTATAAAAATACAACCATTAGCTTTTGTTAGAGGTCGTAGTATCGATAACACAATTATTATTGTTGATGAGGCACAAAACATTTCTAAAGAAAACATGAGAACCTTAATGACTAGGATTGGCGATGATTCTAAAATGGTTATTTTGGGTGATGTTAAACAAAAAGATATTAAAAACAAAAACAATAGTTCTTTGGAGATTATTTTAGAAAAATTTAAAGATGTCGAAGGGTTTGGTTGTGTTGAACTTAGAGACCCTGATGATGTGGTAAGAAACCCAATCATCAAAATTATTGAATCGAGTTTTGATGAAATAGATGAGGGTATAACGACCAATAAAGGTTTATTGAAGGGATGAAAATAGGTATATCAATTAACGGAGTTTTAAGAGACTACTTTGGACAAATAGAAAAAGTACATACAAAATACTTCCCACCAGAAGATGTGGAAAATGAAGACGGTTCAATAACTGAAGGTGAACCGATTAAAGTTAAAGATTACGATTTAGAAAAGTGGATTACATTCCCAAAGGAAGAGGTTGAACAAACTGAGTTAGAATTTAACCCCGATTTCAGTATGTTAGATAAAACCGATACCCAAGAAACTGAAATTAAATTAGAGAAAAAGGTTGAAGAGGTGACTGTACACGAATTTATGTATGAAAAATGTACCTTAGAGATTTTTGGTTCGGCTGAAGAATCGGTACCTAATGCCGTCAAAACTTTAAATAGAATGATATTGGATTTCCCTGAACATGAATTTATTATTATGAGTCGTGAATTAGGGTTAAGTATACCATCAACCCTATTCTTTTTAAGTAAAACTTCTAGTCAGTGTCAAAACATTAAATTTGTAACAGATTCTAGAGACCATTGGAAATATGTTGATGTGATGGTGACTGACCATCCAGATATTATAAATTCAAAACCGAATGATAAAGAGTGTGTTGTGGTAAATAAGGATTTTAATAATTTTAAAGACATGAATTCTAACACTAGGATAGAATCTATAAAAGAACTACCAAATATTTTATAATTACCTTAACAAAACTACACAATAACAAAAATACCACTACATTATATACATGGAAAATTTATTTGAGATAGCTGGTGAAACATATTATTTTGATTTAGACAAAATAAGTGATTTTATCAGATTGGATAAAGAAGAGGACGATGTAGAATCTCTTCTAAAAATGACTGAACCTGAAGACATGGAAATAGAGGGTAACTCCAAGGAAGAACCTGTTATGTTTGAGGAAAGGGGTCAAATGATTGATATAACTAAATGGGAATTAACAAAGGCTTTAATTGAGACTGTTTTGTCTGAACAAGGTATTGTTGATGAAGCTATGGGTACACAAAAGTTAGGCGAACAACTATCAATACCCTTTAGAATTTCATTTAACACCTTAATAATTAATAAAATACTAAAAAAAGAAGAATAAAATGGATGAAAATCAAGTAAATGTACTTAAAACTGCTCTAGAGAGTATGAACAAAAAAGAATTTAATGTATACTTTTTTGTTATGGACACCAAAGGTAATCCCGTTGCTGGTGTAGCTAACATATATGAACATGTTAAAATTTTGAGAGAATTGGGATATAACGCTAGTATCTTACACGAAAAAAATGATTACACAGCGGTTAGTTGGTTGGGGGAAGAGTATGTCAACATACCACATTATTCTGCTGAATCTAAAGATTTAAGAATTAGTCCACAAGACTTTGTTATTGTACCTGAGGTTTACGCTAATGTAATGGAACAGTTATCTAAATTACCAGGTAAAAGAGTTGTATTATGCCAATCTTACGATTATATCTTAGATATGTTAGTACCAGGTAAATCTTGGCGTGACTTCGGTATTACGGATTGTATTACAACATCTGAAAAACAAAAAGAATATATCAACAACCTTTTTAGTGGAACAATCAACACAGAAGTTATCCCAGTTTCAATCCCTGAATATTTTAAACCTACAACAAAAGACAAAAAACCTGTTGTAGCTGTTATGACTAGAGAACAAAGAGACCTAATCAAAATCTTTAAAACTTTTTATTTAAGACACCCACATTTAAAATGGATTACATTCCGTGATATGAGAGGTTTACCTAGAGAAGTTTTCGCTAAAGAATTATCTGAGTCTTGTTTAGCTGTATGGGTTGATGATGTTGCTGGGTTCGGAACATTCCCATTAGAAGCTATGAAGTCTGATGTTCCTGTTATGGCAAAAGTTCCAAACATGATTCCTGAATATTTCACAGATAAAAACGGGTTATGGGCTCACGATTTAAATAACATTCCTGACTTAATTGCTAACTACGTACAAGCTTGGTTAGAGGACAATGAACCGTCTGAACTTTACGAAGAAATGTCTGGTGTTAAAGACAAATACACCACTGAAGAACAAAAAACTAAAGTAGAAGAAGTATATACAAAATTATTCAACCAAAGAAAAGAAGAGTTGACTAATATGTTACCAATTGAAACATCAGAATTAGAAGGTGAAGTAATTGAAATGGGTGATAATGAAATTGAAAAATAAAAATAGTAATGGCAGAAACAAGTAATATAACAGTAATACTACCAATCGTAACTTTAGATAATTTAACTATTAAGGTTGGTGAAGATGAGGCTAATTATTTAGATTTAGCTCTTAAAAGTATAACAACACAGAAAGTTTTACCAAAAGAAGTTTTGGTTGTTGTATCTAAAGGTTTAGATACTAAAGTGATTGAAGAAAAAATCACTGAGGCTAAAAAGGAAAAAGCTGAATCATTAGAATTTAGAATTATAACTAATGAAGGTGAAACTGATTTTGGTTCACAAGTCAATTTAGGTGTAAATGAAGTCAATACAGAATACTTTTCAGTATTAGAGGTTGATGACCAATACGCGACTATTTGGTTTGACAACGTAGTTAAATACCAAAAACACTATGAAGGTGTAGATATGTATTTACCGTTAGTTTTAGATGTGAATACGGATGGTAAATTCTTACATTTCACTAACGAACCTGTATGGGCTAAAGATTTCTCAGATAAACAAGGTTTCTTAGATAATGACGCTTTATTAAATTACCCTAATTTCCAATTTAGTGGTTCGGTTATTAAAAAAGAAAGTTTTAATTCAGTAGGAGGACTTAAACCAACACTTAAATTACAGTTTGTTTATGAATTCTTATTAAGAATGTCTTACTACGATAAGAAAATGATGACTATACCTAAGTTAGGTTATAGAAAAACAAACATGAGACCTGGTTCTTTATTCTACGGATACTACCAAGTTGAAGAAACTAAAATGGACCCAGTTGAAGCAAGATTTTGGTTCAATACAGCTAGAAAAGAAAGTTATTTCAAAACTGATAGAGGTATAAAATATGAAAAAGAAGAAGCTTAAATGTCTGAAGAACAACCAAAAAGAAGGGGGAGAAAACCCAAGAAAAAACCTTATTTTGGTCCAGAACAAGAAGAAGCTGTAGTAAAATATTTGTCATTAGGGTCCATGATTGAGGACCCTAAAGCAATAGATGGAGTAAGGTGGACTGGAACAACACAGGAAGAGATTGAACGTAATAGGGTATACGTTAAAAGTCTTAGAGCACCCTTAGATAAAATGATTGAAAGTATTATTAGAACTTACAAACTTTATTCTAAGACAATGGAGTTCGAAGACTTACACACTGATGCTTTATCTTTTTTAATGTTAAAATTTTATAAATTTAAACCGTCAAAAGGTAAAAAATCTTACTCTTATTATGGTACCGTTTGTAAACACTATCTTCTAGGTAAACTAATGAAGGAAGATAAAAAGATGAAGGCGTTACTACCGTATGAAGATATATCAAGCCAGTTAGAAGACGATGAAAAATTATCTTACGATATTGAAACTGATGATGAAGCTTTAGCTAAATTTATAATATCAATATCTGAAAGTATAAAAAAAGAGTTAGACGAAAAACTACTATCTGATAACGAAATTCGTGTTGGTAAAGCTTTGGTTCATATATTAGATAATTGGGAAGACTTATTTGACGACGATTCAACAGGTAAAAAATACAACAAAAACTTAATATTACTTTATATGCGAGAAATAACATCTTTAAACACTAAAGATATTAGAAACGCTATGAAACGTTATAAGGTGATATATACTATGTTAAAAGACGATTTATAGTCTTAAAGTTGTGTTTTTAGATATTTATAAATAAAAACACGATTATGGCAAGACCTAAAAAAAGAAAAGTTGAGTTAAATTCAGATAGTTTCTTATCTATCGCTCAACAAACGTATAATGAGTTAGTGGAACAACGTAGTACCGCTATACGACAAATCAACGAAAACAAGAAAAAATTAGAGGTTGAGGATATTCATGATTTAGTCAACATGAATAAAGCTAACACCGATTTATTAAAATTAGTTGATTCTACAATTGATAAAAAAATAACCCTTATTAAACTTATGAGTACACTAGTGTTCAAAGGTGACAAACCTAGTGAATCTAGTGCTAGTGCGGCAATAACACCTGAGGATATGGCTATGATAGAACAACTTATGGGTAATAAAGATGAGGGTGATAATGATGAAGAGTATAAATTAAAATAAATGGGGTTTCAAGACGATAAAGGTAAAATATTTGAAGAGATAGGTGTTTTTAAGGTAATGGAAGGTTTACCTAAAGAGAAAAAACCTAGTTCTTTTGATTCTGTTAAGAGTAAGTCAAAAAACTTATTACCTTTTATGCTTGATTTGTTGAGTTCGTCTTGTGCTGACAATGCTAAGACATTAAAAGATAAAGCTAGATGTTCAGGTTCTCGTATTTTGAAAGATGTTTTGATAGACTTTTTACCCGAACTAGCTAGGATAAGTAAAGAGGGTGTTGTTAAGGCTATTAAAGCTGGTCTAGCTTGTGGTACCGACTTTAGTATACCTAGTAATTTACCAGGTACAAGCAATGGTACACCAGAATTTACGGATAAAATAGATAAGGTTGATTTTACTGACTTAATGAAAGTTGACCCCACATCTCCAACAGGTAATTTATTGTTCGGTAAGAATAATAAAGACTTTAATAGACGTTTGGTTGAAACTATACAATCAGCACCTACATCCGCAGGTGGGATTAAATCAGATAAATGGACTACTCAAGGGGGTGTTGATTTACTAGATATTAAATTTGATAGTAATACCGAAGATTTAACTGTTGGTATTAGTTCTAATTGGGGAGGTAAATCTTTTCAGGACTTCTTAGTTACTTATGTAAATAGTGTTGAAATGTTCCCTAAAAAAACAGCAATAGCGACTTTAACAGACCAAATGTTTGGTACTATTTCAGCTAGTTTAGATATTAGTTCTGAAAAATTATTAGCTTTAGAACAAATGGATAGGTCGGTTGATAAAATATTGGAAACCGATGTTTGTACTGATGATTTAATAATTGACGACACTTTCTTTTCTTTTGATAATGAGGATAGAGAACTTATGGAAAGAAACGCCCGTAACAAAAGTAGAGGTGTTAATGTAGTTGATTTAGGTTGTGGTTTTGTTGAAGTTAGTATACCTGTGGATGTACTGAGTGGTTTAACAACAGTAGATACATTGTCACCTAAAAAAAGTGGTGAGGTATTAGAAAAAACTTTAGACGATTTGGGTAACACTGTTGGTGGTTTTGGTGGGGATAACTCAGAAACCATGAAGAACGGTTTTAATTTAAATGGTATAAAAGCTATACCAAAGACGTTGGTTAGGATGATAATAACACCTAAAGTTACAACACTTTACCAAATTTCAAATAAAACAATAAATGGTATTGTGTTAAATGTTACAAATGGATATGATTTCTCAAAAGCCGCTAAAACTTTCTTTGATTACGTAGTTAGAGAGGCTGGTGCCGCTTTGTTGAAAATATTGTTTAATAAAATAAAAAAAGAGTTACTAATCTTAATACAAAAGGTTGTAATGAAAATAATAAAAGAAAAGATTCAACTATTCTTAGGAGCTATTGCGGGCATATATTTATCGAAAACAGATAAAGACCCAAGTAAGGTACTTGATGTTATTGGTGCAGCTAGTGATGGTGTAGATTCTTTTAACCCAGATGTGGGTAATTTAGTTTAAAAAATTAGTGTTATGGCAGTTAATAGATGTTTAGATGGTAAAAGTGGTGAAGTTAATTTCAAAAACCACAAATCAATATTACAAGCTTTATTAGGGTTATTTAAGGTACCAATGACAAAGTCACAAAAAATGCCTGCACCTTTAATATTAGCGACAGAAGCCAAACCTGGACTTAGTCCAACCCAAATAGCTTCTAGAATAATAAATAGACAGTCTGAGGCTGGGTTACCTGTAGGTCCTTTACCTAGTGGTAAAACTTCACCAGCTGAAATCATGGAAAGAATTAGGGTTGAGGAAATGGTTAAAGCTCTAACTTCGGAAGCTAGGGTTGATGTGGCTATGAAACCAGGTACAGCAATACAAGGTACTGGTGGTAACGCTGGTGGTCCAATACAGGTAGTTGGTACTATAATAGGTATTGCGAGTGGTAACGCACAAATATCATAATTTATGGGTGGAAGAAACGAACATTTAGGTGAAGGCCAAAGAGGTAAATTAAACCTAACACAATTATTTAAATACAATAGGTCTGTTTATTATGGTAGAGTTATGGATATCTCTACTGACGGTACTAAAAGAATTAAGGTTAGAATAAAAGGTATTGATGATGACTTGGTTACCAACGATGATTTACCTTGGTGTCATTCTTTCCTGCCCTACCACTTTAATTTAGTACCACAGGTTGGTGAGACTGTTAAAGTTTTATTGATGGACGCTGATAATCCTAACTCCGAAAGGGAATGGATAGGTCCTTTAATTTCAGAACCAGTTAAAATAGCTAGAGACCCACATTTTTACACATCTAGGGATGGTAGAGAAGGTGGTTTGTTAGCCTTAGGTAAGTCAATAGATACTTTAGAAACAAAAAAACAACTATTCCCACAACCTGATGACGTATCTTTATTAGGTAGAAACAACTCAGAAGTTACTTGTAGAAAAGAAGAGGTTTTAATACGTGTCGCTAAACATATGATTGACGCACCTACTGAGATAAATAAAAAAAATCCAGCATTCATCAATGTTAGACTTTTAAAACCTTCAGATTTAAATAAAAAAGAAGCCACCTCAACTAAGGAAAAAGAATTGGGTTTAAGTGAGGAAAGAGTTGACACAGTCGTATTAAGTAACAAAATATTTTTAATAGGTCGTGATAGTAAATCTAAAGTGATTGAGTTGGGTGATGTTAACGGTTTAACGAAAGAACAACACTTAACATTAGAAGAAAAATTACATCCATTAGTTTATGGTGATATATTGTTAGAATTTATGGAATTATTCCAAACTTGGATGTTGACACATATACATGAAGGTGATAGATTAGGGACTGATTTTTCTGGAGATACACTTAAAATGCTTGATTGGTTTAAGAATAGGTTACCTTTATTGATTAGTAAAAACGTTTATGCTGGAGGTGACGTTCCAACAACAGAATCTAGTAATATTAAATCACAATAAGTTAGTAAATATATACCATATCCTAGCATATTTATATATAAAACATTAAATGGGTATATTAAGAACATATTTCTCCAAAGATACAACAATAGTAAGAAATTCTTGTGTAAACACAGGTAGAAACCCTATTGTTGAGTTATTTTATGGGGGTTCAACGAATACTAATAATACAAAGTATTCAAGATATTTGTTTGACATTGATTTATCAGGACTTAGTCAAACTTTAAGTTGTATAGATTTATCTTCAACAACAGTAACACATGAAATAAAAATAACTAATACTTCTTGTTTTGATAGAGAAATTTTCTGTAAAACAAATTGTAGTTCAGTTGGTGAAGTTAAAAGGGCTTGTTCTTTTGATTTAGTATTATTTGAAATACCTGAATCTTGGGATGAGGGTAATGGTTATGATTATACATCTACTAGGTCTATAACATGTGAAGACGGTAATAATACGTATTATTGTGAATCACCAGCCAATTGGTTAGAAAGAAAAACTAATACTGATTGGGCATCTAGTGGTGTTTACAGTGGTAATCCAAGGACTTATCAGGGTGGTATTGTTATTGGTGAACAACATTTTGACCGTGGTGATGAGAATTTATGTATTGACGTTAGTGATTACATAAACAACTTGTTGTTGACTGGTGATACATCAACAAAATACGGTTTTGGATTAGCTTTTGACTATCCACAAGAAATTTTAACTGATGAAGACACCTTTTATGTTGGGTTCTTCGGAAAGGACACTAACACAGTGTATGAACCGTTTTTAGAAACCAAATACAACAATACTATAAAAGATGATAGAAATAATTTCTATTTGGATAAAACTAACAAACTTTATCTTTACACTAACTCAGGAGGGGAACCAACAAATGCTACGTTTACTAATGTTACTATTAAGGACCATAACGATAACACTTATTTAACGATACCTTCTTCAGGTATAACCAAACAAGATTGTGGTGTTTATTATGTTGAATTTAGTGTACCTAACTCACCAACTTCAGGTTATTGTGGTAATATTATGTTTACAGATACTTGGACTGATGTAACTATAAATGGTAATAATTTAGGTGACTCTGAACAGGAATTTATTCTTAAAGAAGGTGATTCTTACTACACGGTAGGTACTACCATGGCTTCAGGAGCTAACGGATTGGGTGTAGGTAGCTCAACAAATTTATCGATATACGATTATCAGTTCCGTGTTAGTGGGATAAAACATCAAGAGAAGATAAAAAGAGGTGATACAAGACGTTTAAACGTAGAGGCGAGAGTACCACTTACATTAGACCAAGTTGGTGTCTTAGATAAGATATATTACCGTATTTATGTTAGAGAAGGTAACACACAGATTGATTATATTGATTGGACTGAGGTTAGTAGAGCTTTTGATGGTAATTTCTTCTTAGTAGATACTTCATGGTTTATACCTAATGATTATTACTTAGAAGTTAAAATAGAATCAGGTGATGAAATAAAGACTTATGACGAAGTTATTAAGTTTGAAATTGTGTCAGAAAAGGATTGGTGTTGATTATGAGGGGTTTAATTAAAAAAATATTAAAAGAAGAGTTTGATAATAAGGAGGTTATGTCAAAAGAACATAATATCTGTGATGTTATGACAGTTAACTCTTGGGAAGAAATACAAGGTTTGTTAGATAATATGGAATATGACGAAAAATACCAAAGAGAAATAGAATCAATAAGACAACAAACAAAAAAAGATATAGAGGATATTGGTGGTGATGCTGACGTATACAACAATTATTTAAGAGAAATACAAAACTTAGTTTGTAGATAATAAAAAAGGTCTGATTTCTCAGACCTTTTTTTTGTGATATTTATTTTATTTTTTACCTCTACCCTCATACTCAGGGTCTAACATTTCAACCTGAGCGTAAACCTTATCTAAATCTTCAGAACTTAAATTATTTAAAGCTCCCTTAATGTAATCCATTTTACCTTCATCAGTGTCTACATGTGTTTCTAACATCCTCTCGTTAGCCTCTTGTATGTTTTTTAATTTTTCTTTTCTCCAATTCATAACTAGTATTGACTAAATTCTCTACGTAATTCTTCTAAAACGCTAACAATATCCCAAGGGTCTAATCTACTTAAAGCTTCTAAATCGTAAAATTGATTTTTTAAATCCTCTTTAGCCTGTGCATTAACACTTTCACCCAACAATCTTTTGTTAGCTTCTTCTATGTTTTTTAATTTATCTTGTCTTCTCATTAGTAACTATAATTTCTACCTTGTTGTGATGCTCTATTTTTTCTTTCATTGTGTTGAGCCATATAAGAAGCTTTTCTTTGTTCTTGTTGTTTTTTTCTTTGTTCCTTAGTATCTAATTGGTATTGGTTGATTTTACTTTTAAGATTTGAAACCTTTGTAATAAACTTACCAAAGTCTTCTGAAAACTTATCAATTTCACTATGATAACCATCAGACCCAGATACAGCATTAGCTATACTTTCTTTAAATTCCATTTTTAACTTTTCTAACTCAGTTTCTAATTTATCTATAGCTGGATAAGCAGCGTGATGAGTCATCGTTGTTGAGTTTTGTTTTTTCTCTTTTGGTTGTGTTGAGTCCATAGTATCATCCTCTTTGATGATTTTTTTAATTAGACTTTCTATATCGTTTTCATTCAACCTTACAATTCTTTTTTTCATAAAATTACCTTTTTATTATAAATATCTTGTTTTACTAAAAAAGGATGGTTATATTTGTAAGGTAATTAGTTATAAAAACATATTCTAAATATTATGGCAAAGATTAAAGATATTAAATCACAAAACCCTGACTACGTTATCAACTTAGTTGATATCTTAGCGGAAAATGACCCAACTAAAACAAATAAGTATTTACCATTTATGGTATCACAAACAAAGGATTGGTTAGATTGGTTCTTAAATGAATTAAAAAATAACACTTTTAAAGAGATGTTTGACATCGTAAAAGATTTTGAGGAATTATCCGATAAGAACTTATTAGAGAATAAGGATATATATTCTTATGAAAGTAACCAAGACATTGTTGATGAGATTAAATTCGCTCGTGATAAGGTTACACGTTCTGAAGTTAAGAAAAAAGAAACTATTACACTTTATGAAGATGATAGATGGCTAGTATTACAACCACTAACTTCAAGAAGTTCTAACGTTTATGGTAAATCAACAAAGTGGTGTGTAGCTGCTGAAGACCATAACTTCAAAAAATACTTCAAAGATTACACTGAAAATGGTACCTTAGTTTTCTTAATTGATAAATCTGTTAAGGAAAAAGATACTAGAGATAATAGATACTCTAAAGTGGCCTTTCACCAATACAAAAACAAAGATAACTCTTTAACTTTGTGGGATTCTAAGGACAAACAATTAGGTGTACAAGAAGCTATGACTGTTTATGGTATGGTTTCTAAAGAAATCCAAGATATTATTAACAAAGCCTCTGACGGTAAATCAAACGTTGAATTAGCCAAAGAAAAGGGGTGTAAAGAAGATTTGTAATGAACAACTATGAAAGTTATATTGATTTAGTTTTAAATGAAGATTTGGTGATTAAAAAATGTTATGAGGATATTTTGGAGATTATTTCTGAATATGATAATAACTGTTCTAATTGGTTTGAGGATGAATCTTTTATAGTTAAGGAAGTACCTACATTTAATTTTGTTTAACTATACAAATAAACCCTCTTAATTCGTAATATTATAACATGATTAAGAGGGTTTTAAATAAGTGGGATTTTGTTAAACAAAAACCTAAGAGTTTGTTAAATATTAGTTACGTAAATCCCGAATTTACATTAGGTACGGATATCAATTACCAATTTTTAGCTGGTACCAACAATACTTTAGATTTTGATGAATCAACTAATGAGAGAATTAGAGAATTAGTTAGGGAAGAAATTTTACGTATTATAGGAACCACCGAAAATATCTGATTCTTTTTCTCGTCTAGGTTTGTGACCTGGATAAGTAACATTAGTTCTTTTAATTGTATCCTGAGCTTCTTTATATTCACCACGTTTAACCATTTGTATAAAATCTGACAATCTAAAGTTACCAATACCCATATTAAATATCATGGAAACCATTGCATCATACATACCCTGTGTGATTTCAACATTTATACCTTGGTCGGCCCAAGAATCCAATACCCTATTTAACCCGTCTGTCGCCTCCTGAATATCTTGGTTTAATAATTTTTCCGCTTTTTCTTTTGTGATTTTTGTTTTACCAGCAACCATTTTTGTTTTACCTATTGGTTCTGCATGTCCATAACCTATTGTAATCATTTGGTCACCTATGTTGTATGCTGTCAGTTTAAGATTTTCCTCATCTTTAATAAATTGTTTTAATTTATAACTTGGTTTTCTTATTGGTGGTTTTTTAATATTTGACCTAATTATTTCAGTATCGGTAGGTGTTTTAATGTCGTCATCTACTTTATCCATTAAACCACTAACACCAGCAATACCGATGAATGAGGCTAAAACATATTTTATTATTTTTTTTCTTGTTGATGTGGGTATCTTTTTTAATTTATCAGATAAGATGTTTAGGTATTTCATCACATCTTCTTTTGTTTTAACCCATGTTTTAGATAAATCGATTTCTTTTTTTACTTGTGGTGTTAAATCCCATTCCATGTCAGGTTTAACTTTACCATCCTCAGTAATAATCATTAAACGTTTAACCAATCTGTCTAAGTGATAATAAGTCTCATTTAGGGTTATAAATTTAATGAACCCATCTTCTAACCTAGATTCTAGTCTACCTAAATTATCTACATAATCAACGACCTTATTATCAAAAGGTGAAAACCATGTAAGTAATACTTTATCCTCAACTATATTTTTTACACGATATGATATTGGTTCGGTATCATCCGTATCAATAAATGTATCACCAACATAAAACCCACGTTTATCAGAGGACGGTACATCACCAGCCCAATCAAAATTGTTTATTTCTTCTATAATTATTTTCCTAATGTTCATATAATATAAATATTTAACGGCATAAAAAAAGGAGGACTAATGTCCTCCTTTTAAACTCTATGTAGATTTAAGATTTATTATCTTAATTCAGCTACGTCAAAAGTTCTTAATCCGTCAACTCTGATGTGTCCGTAGAAACGGTTGTTAACCATTTTCTTAGCGTAACGTGTCATGATACCTTTAACAGGTACGAAGTTGAACGGGTTGTACATTGTAGGAGTCAACTGCATCGGTACGTATGGTGCGTAGATGTAACCAGTGTCTAACAATGATTTACCTTTATGTCCAATCAATACAGAGTATGCTGGAGCGTATGGGTCACGATATACAGTATATCTACCACCTAATGAACCAGCTCTTTCAATACCCATGTTGTATTGGTCTTGTTCAGGAGAAGCGTTTGATACGTGGAAGTATTCTAAGTCATCCATTACTGCTGATACCTCAGAAGATACTACTACGAAGTTAGCTCCACCTCTTAATGTTGATTTATGGATTTGTGCTGAAATTTGGTTGATAGCAGTTACCAATGTTTGGTTCCAGTCTTTTTGAGTGTACCCGTTGTTGTTAGGTAATCTCTTCCATCCGTTATAATCCCATCTTAAAGTCCATGCTGCACCTTTTCTTAAGTCTCTTAAGATTTCACGGTCAATCTCAGCTGCAACTTGCTCAGACAATAAAGCTGTTAATTCAGCTTCAGCATCAATGTTATGGAATGCTGATACGTCTTGAGCTAATTCAGGAGTCCAAGTAGCTCTTAATTTTCTTTCAGTAACCGATACTGTAACAGAATCAAGTTCGAAAGAAACTTCTCCCATTTCAGACTCAGCCTCTAAAGTTGAGTATCTGTGGTACTTAACATAAGCGTTAGCTCCACCAATAGTAGTTCCTGTGTAATCAGCTCCGATGTAACCATCAAAAGTCTCATCACCACACTCAACACATACTGGAGTAGTTAAGTCTAATTCTAAATATAATTTACCGTCAGCTGAACAGATGTTATCGTAAGATACCATTTGTTTACCGTATTTTTGAGTGTGAACTCTGAAAGGAATTTCATCACCAGCCGCTACGACTACATTACCAGCTAAAGTACTGATATCAGCAGTTGCTAATACTGTTAAAGATGCTAAGAAAGCTTCTGTATCAACTTCTTCTCCATCAGGACCAACTAATCTACCAGCGTCACTTTGTGAGAATCCATCAACCTCAATCAACTGGTGTCTTAATGACCCATCAGTTGCTGCTGCAGCTTTACCAGCTGTGTAAGTTCCACTAGTGAAAGTAACGTTAGTACCTGTTACAGTTACGATTGTAATTTCACCTTTAGAGTGGTCATATAAAGCGTCATTGTAGAATGCGTCATATAAGTTAGTGTTTCCTGTAAATGTTGGTTGTAAACATGTAGTACAAGAAGCAATTTTCATTTCTCTGTGTGTAGTATCATTTACTCTATCAGATACCTTAGGTACAAAGTAGAATAATTTACCGATTGGTAAGTTCAACGCTTGTACAGATACGATATCGTTAGCTAATAATTTAGAGAATACACGTCTAATGATTGGGAAAACTACAGTTTCGAATGAACCGTTAGACCCTTGTGAATCAGTAGTTTCGTTGATTAAAACTGACGCTTGGTTTTCATATAACAAAGCGATGTTCTCTCTAACGTGACCTTCTAACCCTTCTAAGAATCCTAAGTTGTCCCATTTGTTTAC